CGCACTCTGATGGCCGCGATCACTTGGTCATTCTACGGCAAGTTCAATTCGGCAAGCCCGTATCCGATTGAACTAACGCAAGACAGCGGACTGGTTGTCGGCGGCGGTGGTGTCTACTTTCGCGGGGCGCGCTGGAATTTCATCCCACCAATGAGGATCGGTGACTCCTTCTCGATACCAGGAATTGGTAGTTGGAACGTCCAAAGTGGGCAGCAGGTCTATTCCTTTGACAGCTACGGGCACGCACTGCGGATAGAGATCGGCGCGGCCGAGGCGCCAGCCGATAGTGGCGGGCCTGGAGAACCGCCCGGCGGCCCGGAATCCCCACCAATACCGCCGGTGTTTGTTCCTCCTGAGCAAACTTGGGCGCGCGATCCGCGAGGCGACAACATCACCGTGTCGTACTACGAGACGCGGGTGAACGCAGCCAACGCGGACCCAGGGGTCGCGGTCTACCGCTGGGGGATCAACCAGAAGATCGGCTGCAAGTTTTATTGGGAGTTCACGGTTGACGGCGCCGATGGCACAACGCTTGGCGGCTTCGGCGTGGTGCCGTGCGACGTGACGACGCTGCTACGGCCAGGGGTTGAGGAGAATCCAGGCTGCTTGCTGTACTACGAGAGCGGGGCATTCCATATCGCCAATAGCGGGACCATTACTGACCTTGGAGCGGCGACTAAGCCAGATCGCATCGGCGTTGCTGTTGAGGTAACTGCGGCGGCCACGTGCGAGGTTGGCTTCTGGATCGGCGGTGTGCAGGTTGGCGCCACGCAGACGCTGAGTTTCTTCGGCGCTTTCCTTGTCCCGGCCGTGTGCACGCTGAACTCCACCGGAACATTCAGGATTAACGACTTCGCATGAGCATCCAGTATCTACCAGAAGGATTTACCGAACTGCGCAAAGTCGATTGCGCGGGGCGGATGGATGTTGAGAACTACTGCGGGGACGCGCTGATCCATGAGTTCGTTTGGGACTCGGACAACGCGGGTTATAACCTTTATGCCAGCACTTGCCCGAACGTCGGTGGAAGCGAATGCGGCCAGAATGGGGGCAGACCGTGGATAGACTACGCCCCCACCACAGAAGTCAAGCGGTCTGACACCGCTCCGTTCCCTGCTAATCCACATACACTATTTAGCTGCGGAACTGACGACCCGTATTACTCTCCGTTTAATAGCAAGCTTTCTTGGCTTAATGACGGTATAGCGTTCACTCTTACTAAGATCATATTGAAGGCGGACGGACCAGTAGGCACCGGGTTAGATTGCTATATTTTTGGTTCACCAATTGATGCCCCGCTGGGGACTGGCGCAGTCCCAACGTGGGAATGGTATTCAGGCGCGACTCAAACGCGCATGAGCGATGCGAAGATTAAGATCGGCGTAGCCGGTGGGGCGGAGACAGCTTACAACGTATTTTCTGGATACGCAGAAGACGCCACTTGGTTTGATAACGGGTCGGAAGAATGGGGCTTAATGACGCTCCAAACCCCGGTCAATTTTGAAGCATACTATGGTTCTTCTGGTGTTTCTGTTCCAACGGGCAAAGGGATTACACTACGGCTCTTTGAAAGCGTATGGGACGGCCAGTATTCTTGGTCTGAGTGCCGCCCAGACCTGCAATACGCCCCCATCACGGTCCAAATCTGGGGCCGTCCGACGCTTAATGACAATCAGAATTGCCCATCTTCTCTATGCAGCGCCGCCAAGCATGAGATTTCTACCGATGCGAGCATATTCACGCGCATCCCGGTAACAATTCCGGCTGAGATTTCCACCGATGCCTCCATCCAATCGCGTATTGCGAATTGGGAAGACGCAATAGTCAGGACCAATGCCAGCATCTACGCCTGGGTGCCGGTTGTTTCTGTGTTTGAGATGGTCGGCGATGGGACGCTGGCAGAGATTGTCTCCACTTCCGACAACGTATTCGTGATGAACGGCGATGGCACGCTGGCAGAGATCATTGCCACGTCCGACAGCGTGTTTGAGTTCTTCGGCAACGGAACCCTTGCGGAGATTTTCGCCACATCCGGAGACACCGGAATGCTGGCGGAGATCACTGCGACCGGGCAACTGGTTCAGAGACATTCAATCGTTGGGTTCGGCACGCTGGCGGAAATAACCGCAGCGGGGGAGATGAGCTTAAGATTCAACATGGATGGCGACGGCACGCTGGCGGAGATATCTGGTCAGGGACAGGTTGCCTTAATACTGAATGTAGATGGCGATGGAACGCTGGCAGAGATTTTCAGCGGTGTGGTCAGCAGCGATGAAATAGATACCGTTGGGCATTCGGTGTTCGTCATCAACGCTGAATCGCTCGCTATCACCGAGTACAGCGTTCCCTGGCACGCGGCAGTGACGCACGGAGACACCCTCTACGGCCTGTCCGCTGACGGCCTGGAGACACTCTCAGGCCCACTCGAAGAGGGTGCTATTGCTTCAATTAAAACAGGCAGACTCACACTTGCTGACACTGCGACCGTTGTTGGCAGCGCGAACTTGCTGCTTGCCGCTACGCAACCCGTACAACTTGTTGTGACTGGTGCACTCCGTGACGCAAATCGGCAAGTAGTGGATGTTGTGAGTGTTTACGACGTTGGAGTCGAAGACCCGCTGCTTGAGTCTTACAGAACCGTGGGTCTTGCAGAGGCCCTACTCGGGGAATCGTGGACTGTGGAAATAAAAGCTCCAGGTTCTTGGTCCGTAAGTGAGGCTAGTCTGGGCGGCGTTAAACAATCGAGACCTGTGAGATAATCATGGCAACTTATAGTGCGTGGAAGCCAGTGGTAAATGTTGACGCGGTGCGTGCTGCTCAGCGGCAGCGTGCGGTGTTTGGGCGAGAGCCACAAGCGGATGATCCGCAGATCAGTGACGCGTTTATGGCTACGAGAAACGCTCCTGTCACGCAGATGAATATTCCGATTGGAACTTCTGTGCCGGTTGCTAAGGAGATAATGTCGCTGCAGGCGCCTGACCCATCAAATGTTCCGCTTGCACCAGCGCAAGTGCGGCAATCTCAGGGTTGGATGGGCGGACCGATTAGTCTGAACGACGCACAGCTTAGACAAGACCTTGGAGATCGCGGAGCGTGGACTGCAAGTACGGAAAATGCACCGGGTACTGCGCGAGTGGCTAGCACAGAAAACCCAGTCTTTACTGCAGCAAGGCACGCTGGCGAATCTTTTCGTTCAGCCATTGGCAGCGGTACAGATATTGTAACTGCTATACCAAAAGGAGCTGTGGCGGTAGGAACACCTCTTGTTGAGGGGGCGCTGGGTATTCCGGCTACAGCTACTCAACCAGCAATCCCAACACCTGTGACTCAAGGCAATGTGGTGTCAAAGACTGCGCCTAGTCAGCCTGCAATTGCCGCGACGCCGAACTTTATGGCGCGGTCGACTGACGTGCTTCCACAAGAACTCAATTCAGGTTCGGCACGCGGCGTAATGCCCACTGATGCGCAAATCGCGCAAGCCCGCGCTGATGCACAAGCGTTTGAGGGGTCAAAGACGGCACAACAGGCTCGCGGCGCAGAGGCAATCAATGCGGAAACGGCCGCGTTGCATGAGACCAATAGGCAGATTACGAACTTGCGTGATGGAAGATCAGCAGATTGGACACCAGAAAAGGCCGATGATCCTGAGAAGGAAACACCATGGACGGATGCGCTAGAGGATTATGCTTCTGGTAAGGTTGGTTTTCCTGGTTATAAGATGGTACGCAATTTGATAATGCAGCAAGAGCGTGCAGCTGAAAAAGGGCAAAAGAATGCTCCCGATGGAATGACAATAGCCGCTGGGTTAGCAGCGGCAGAGCAGAAACAAAGCGGACGCAAGGATGGTCAATCGTTCCAGGATGTTTTAGGAGCTTTGAACTTCCAGCGAGGCGCGGCCAAAGACCAAGCCGACTTAGGCTTTAAGCAAGCTGATCTCAGACTTCGAGCTCGTGCAGAAGAGCGCCAGGCAGAATCAGCTGCGAATGCAGAGGCCCGCTTGCAAAACAAAGATATGGACGCAGAGACAGAAGCCATAATGAAATCGTGGCCACAGCAGCCACAACTTGCTGCGTTCTCTGACAGCTTTCCAATGTATGCAGCCGCGGCAAAGAAGCGCGGCCTTGGTGGCAACTTCGCATTGCAAAACCTTGCTGGAACAATGCAGGTGCTGAGTAGCAGCACCGAAAAAACCCCTGTTATGATTAATGGGTCTGCGCTTACAGAAGCGGAGCTTGTTGCTCTTGCTGGTGGCACGCATGAACAACAGACGCAAAATATGTTCCAGAAGTTTTTTAGTAGCTGGGGGGCTGATGCAGTTGCTAAGAAGCGTCAAGAGGCAATCGACTACATTCAATCCCGCGCATTAGGAGCAAGTCGTGGCTAAGAGAACACTTCAAGACAACCTGGCAAAACTTGACGCACAGACCAAAATGGTAAAGGGTGGAAAGCAGTATACGCCGGCTGTTGCGGCTGAGGTTGCCGGAATCAATCGTGGCAAAGCGTCGATGAGAAATGAGAAGCGCCCTGCGCCCAAGACTACTTCGCTGAGTAAGCTGCAGAAGAGCTGCAAATGAAACCTATTACCCTTGATCCGAATGCTAACTATCTGTTGCAAACTGCAACGGATACTCCTGTGCCTGAGTGGCGGAAGTCGCTCGGCTCGTTTGAGAAGGAGACAAAAGGACTCGGACAAGGGCTGTATGCGCTTGGAGCGCAGGCGATTGGGGCGACTGACGCGCGGGACGAGGCGCTTGCAGGTTATCAGCAAAACATGGAAGAGGCGCAGAGCGGCTGGATGAAACCCACGGTGCCAAAGGTTGAGGACATTAAGTTCTCGGAACCTGGTGGACTGAGCCGCCTTGGTGACTATGCGGCTAATCAGGTGCCAAAGGGGCTGGCACAGCTTGGAGCGTTTGCACTGACTGGCGGCATTGGCGGGGGCATTGCTAAGCTGACTGCAGGCGCGGCCATTAAAGATTTGGCCGCGAAGGAGGTTGTGAATATCGCGGCAGAGTTGACTGCAAAGCGCGCGGGACAGACGGTAGTGGCGGATGCGGCGACTCGTGCTGCGGGCAAGGCTGCGATTGAGAGTTTGGCAAAGAGGCAAGTGACGGGAATCACGGCCGGGGTTGGCACAGCTGGGATTGGCGCAGAGCAAGGCAGCTTTTATGGGCAGATGGCAACTGATCCCACGATTGGACCTGAGAAGGCATTTGCACCCGCAGTAATAGCTGGTGGGATTTCTGGCGCAACAGAGATCATTCCATTCCATGCTTTTGGCAAAGCACTCGGAGCCGAAGATTGGTTCAAGGGGCCGCTTAAGCAGCTTCTTAAGACTGATCCTGAATTAGCTGCGCGGGCGAAGGAGCTGGCGGCGCAATCCAAACTTGTAAAGGCTGCTCGTGTTGGTGGTGCGGCCTTAGCAGGCGGCGCGGTCGAGGGTGTGCAAGAGGGTGTGCAACAACTGATTCAACAAAGCGCAGAACGTTATGCGAAGGAGAATTCTGACTGGACGAATCCGGTGCCGAAGACGCCGGAGGAATGGAGTCAGTTGAAGAACTCCATGGCGCCAGCGTTCCTGACGGGGATGATTCCTGGTGCAGGTGCTGGTGCGGTGCGGGTACTGAACACACCGAAGGAGCCCAGCGCGGAGGACCTGGGGATTGCTCTACCTGCCACGAGCAAGCTCGCTCCAATGGAGACTATCATTGGGCAACCTGCGCCGGATAGCAAGGATTGGCTGCCACAGCACAGGCAAGAAGATCAGAATCAAGTATATGAGACTTTTGTTTCTAAGGATAGAAAATGGCTCATGCAGAAGTTCACTACTGAAGGTGGAGTTAAGCAGTATATTAAACCCCTGGAGGCACAAGATGCGGAGCAAAGCCAAGCAGCGCAAACGGCAGCGGGAGCGCAAAGAGCGGCGACAGGAACGACTAACGAGCAAGCAGAGATAATCAATGTTCAACCTAATGAAGCTGGGACTTGGGATGTGGTCACACCTACAGGGGTTGTGGCAGAAGCTGTGCCTACTCGGGCAGAAGCAGAGCAGATTAGAGACGAAGAATTTGTGTTGCGTACCGCCTCGGAACAGCCCGGAGGCGTTGGGACACCAGGCGTTGCTGCAGCGGATGCAGGGGCAAAAGGAATTGGGGCGGCTCAGCCAGGAGCAGTGGAAGGAGAACTTAGCGCAACACAAGGCGATCTAACTCAGAGGGGTCAAGATTCATCGGACGAACTAGCGCCCCACACAGATAACGTCACGCCTTTGCCGGTACTACCTCAGTCCGTCATTGCTCCACTGCAAGCATGGGCCGCGGCGGGAGGCTCTACTGAGCACGCTTCGCTTGTTGCGCAACTTAGAGCAAACAAGGACTTTGGTGTAACGGATGTGCAGCGCTCGGAGATGCTGAAGGCGCTTCCGCCGAAGGCCGCGGAGTTCTTCGCGGCGAAGCAGGGTAATCCGAAGACGCAGGCCGCGCTGGATCGAAACTTGGCCGCGGCATATCTACAGAACACGATGTTCACGGAACCAAAGGCTGGCGTAGCCCACCCTGATGCGACGACACTGGAGGGTGTGCAAAAGGCAGCAGCAGGAAGAAAGCTGGGGGTTGTACAGCCAAGTGGCGATGTGAAGTATGGGGAGCCCAACTGGCGCTCCACCACTCTTGAAGCGATTCAGTCATTGCGCCAGCCACGCGCCAGCGGCCAGCAATGGTTGAACATGCTCACGCGGCAGGAGCTTGGAGGCAAGCTGGTAGGGAAGCTGCCTGGCGTTAAAGTTGAGGAAATGGAGGACATGGGGCTGGTGGATTGGCTGCAGGGGCAGGAGCAAGTTACGAAGGCAGAGCTGGAGCAGTTTGCCAAGGGTGGCGGAGTGAGGGTGGAGGAGGTTGTTCATGGAACTAACGCTCTTTTACCACAAGGGCACAGTGCCGAGGTTGTTGAGGACGAAGATAATGGTACTTGGGCTATTTGGGATGAGGCAGAAGGTGAGAATATTCAGAGTGGAATAGCTACAGAGGAAGAAGCAAATGCTATTTTGCGGGGAATGGAGAAAGAAACTACTACAAAGTTCGCCAAGTACCAAGTCCCAGGTGGCAGCAACTATCGGGAGCTGTTGATTACGATTCCATTAGGAAAAAAAGCACGAGTTCTTAACCCTAATGAAAAACAGGAAGCGCGTGATGCAGAGGCGCTACGAGTATTTGATGTTAGTTTCGATGATTTATCTCCAGAAGAACAAGAAGAAATAGACGACAGCCTTAATTTTGCTATTGGCCAGGCACCAATAGTAGGTGAATCTGTATATAGATCATCCCACTGGAATGAGCCCAACGTCCTCGGTCACCTTCGCTTTAACGAGCGGACGGATGTGAACGGTAAGCGCGTGCTGTTTGTTGAGGAAGTGCAGAGTGACTGGCATCAGGAGGGAAGGAAGAATGGGTATTTGCTAAATAGCGAAGAAGCCAAAAACCGTAGAAATCTTTTAAGCTTGAAACTAGAACGGAATGAAATAACACTTGATGAATATGAGTTAGAATTGAGTAAAACTGGTGGAGTACCCACCGCCCCCATGAAATCCACCTCCACCTGGGCCATGCTCGGGATGAAGCGCGCGATTAAGTGGGCTGCGGATAATGGGTTTGATCGAGTGGCCTGGGCACCGGGGGAGGTACAGGCGGAACGGTATGATTTGAGTAAGCAGATTGACTCTGTTGACTGGACTGGAACCGGAGATAGACTGCTTTGGTCGGCAATGAAAGGTAGAAAGGTTGTACTCGGTGGAAACATGGAGGAAGCAGCGGCAAGCCTTGGGAAAGAAATAGCTCAAAAACTTGCGGATACTACAGAAGAATCCGGATCGCTTCGTGGTCTTGATCTCAAGGTTGGCGGCGAAGGGATGCGCGGTTTCTATGACAAGCTTCTACCAAACGAAGTCAGCAAGTGGGCGAAGAAGTTTGGTGGGAAGGTTGGGGTAACGGAAATTCCTACATTAGTACAGCCACAGGATGATCAAGGAATTATTCGTGGAGTATCCCCAATAGATAGTATGCAAAAAGTTTGGTCCCTCGACCTTACTCCCACCATGCGCACGGAAGCGCAGCGCGGGATGCCCCTCTATGCGGAGCAGCAGGGCCAAGGTGCATCAACTCGTGAAGCCCTCCAGTCTGCAGCACAGTCCATTCTCGGCACCACCGACAACTGGCGCGTTCACATCTTTGCGACGCCTGAGGAAGCTGCCGTCGCAGGTATTCCTGCAGAACGCCTGGGTGGCTCGTCTGGCCGTGGCGCCTATGGCTGGGTAGAGTCTCGCAATGGGAAGCTGCATGCAACGCTGATCGCCTCGCGGATTCCCGCCGGGGGCGAGATGGCCGCGCTCTTGCATGAGCTCGGCGCACACATTGGGTTGGAGAGCGTGCTGACTAAGGTGCAACTTGCTACGTTGGTACGCCAGATCAAGGCGTGGGCTACGCATAGCCGCGATGCAGTTGAGGTGCAGGCCGCGAAGGCTGCGCTGCAGCGGGTTGAAAGTGCCAAGACGCCTGAGGCGGACCAAGATGCAGAGCTGATTGCCTACTTCGTAGAGGAATCTGTAAAGCGTGGGATTGATCCGACTGCGCTGCAAGCGGACACGGCCGTGGGGCGGTGGTTCAGAACGCTCTGGTCCGCGTTCAAGCGTGCGCTGCGGCGGCTGCGTGTAGCGAACATTGACAAGCTGACTGCACAAGATGTGGTGGACCTAGCGTATGGCGCGGCGCGGCTGGAGCTGAGTGGGCATTGGCACGGGTCTGCGGATGCGTTTAGGAAGTTTGACTCCCAATATATGAGTAGTGGTGCGGGGGATCAGTGGTACAGCTGGGGACACTATGTTGCAAAGCGGAAAGGGATTGGGGAACACTATCGGGAGATGGTGCGTAAACAAGAAGGTATATTTGTTGACGATGTTGCACTAATTGATGCTTTAGATTTATCTGATCAGTCACCAAAAGGTCGAGCACTAGCTGAGGTATTTGCTGCTTCTGCGTATACACAGGATAAAAATGAATTATTACAGCGAGCTATAACAGCATTAGAAAATTGGGATAATAAAGAGGCTATTACTTGGTTACAGAAAAATAAGAATTCTATCCAAGTACGGGGTTCCCAACTCCATCGCGTCGATGTCAACGTGCGTCCTGACGAAACAATGCACTGGGACAAGCCGCTGAGTGAGCAGCCACAGGGGGTGAAGGATGCGATCGAAAAACAACTTGAGTGGTATACTTTTGAAGATGATTCAGATCTTGGTCCCATTGAAGTCCCATCAATACATGGAAAAGGTTCTGCTCGCTTAACGATTCCTGGTATTGGTGATGTGGCTTTGCCTGAAAATTGGGAAGAAATAACCGGACAAGAGTTGTATCAGCGTATGGTTGCGGTTGAAAAACAAGGAGTAGCAGATCAATGGCAACAATATGGTCGCGTTTCCAGCCGTGCCGCGTCCATGTTCCTCGACTCGATTGGGATCAAAGGGATGGAGCATTGGGATGAGCCGAGTCGTAAAAATATAAATAAAGTACTGCTTGATAAGACTGGTAAGATATTTACTCCTAAACTTGAGCTAGGAGTTAGTGGTGCTCTTATCGCTGTACAAGAAGCTGGCAGTATTGATGCAGCATTAAATATAGATGCTGTAAAAAATAATAGTAAGGTTTTACAGACACTTAATAGATGGAAAAATACTGGAGTACACTTTGATTACTCTCCGGGCCTCTCCACGAATCTCGTCGTTTTCAACGACCGCAACATTTACACTGTGGGCCGCGCTCCTGCGGGAGACCTGTCACAGGTGCGCTATGGCATGGTCGCAGACACGTTCAACGCCGCGCAGGACTACTTCCTCGGTTCTACACCTAGCGACCTAGGCAAAGCTCATCAGTTCCGTATCTGGCTACAGGACAGATTTTATCCACAGAAGCGACGGGAGGAGCAAGTCAGCGCACAAGAAGTTGCACGCGGTGCTGCACCGATTACTGCTGAGCAGTCCTACTATGTTGCGCAGAACAAAATCCGCAGCAAGGTTAAGATGCGAACTGACGCTCTTTGGCTGACCTACGTCACGCCGATGCAGCAGATCGCGGCGCGGCGCGAATGGTACATCAAGACGCTAGACAAAGCTACCTATGCACACACTGCGGAGGAGACGAACGATCGTGGGCGCAGGCTTACGGCGAAGCTTTGGCTGAATCATTTCAAAAATTCAATGAGTGACCCGGTACAACGAAAGGCGCTGAATCATGATATTGAGCGAGTAAAGAAGCAGACTCAGAGCACAGTGACACTGACGAATGGTACGCAAGTACAGCGGGTGGACAAGCTCGCACGACAGATTGCCATGCACGCCTTGGCTCGTCAATGGGCCGCGCGGGACGCTCAGCTTGTGGCAGCGCTTAATGCCGGGCAGGCTACCCCATTGCATCCAACGTCTATCGATCCTGAGCTTGTAATGCGGTTCACAGACTTCGATGAGAAACCCTCGGGCATGACGGATGCAGAAGCACAAAAGGAGCTTGCAAAGTGGAACACCGACGCGGACATGCAGAACCTGTTCTCTATCTTTGACGCGATGAATCGTGTCTCGCTGGCGGATCGTCTTAACGATGGACTGCTCACGCAAGAGATGCATGATAAGTGGTTCGGCGCACATCAGCACTATGCTACATTGCGACGTGAAGGCTACGAGGACCTTAAGCCTAAGCGGGGTGGTGGAGCAGGCGGCGCGGGAAAGCTGCGCGAGTTCTCTCCCAAGCCCGCGGTGGACGTGTTCTCGAATACGGTGCAGACCGCAGTTCGGGCAATTGCTCAGGGCGAGAACAACAAAGCCAAGAACGTGCTCAAAGCAATGGTGGAGGCTTATCCTGATCCGAAGTTCTGGCGAGTGATTAAGAAGAAGCAGACTAAGCACTTGGACGCTGATGGCTTCCTTGAGGCAGGTTTCACTGACGACACAAGTCCGAACGAGATTGCAGTTCTTACGGATGGCGAGCCATGGATAATTGAGATGGCTCCAGATAACGAAATGGCAAGGGAGATTGCTACTGCGGCACGGGCCGAAGACGAGCCCGCGCTCGGACCTGTGCTGATGGGCTTCGCCTACGTGACACGGATGATGGCTCAGCTGAATACGAGTCTGAATCCTGAGTTCTTCCTGACGAACCAGATCAGAGACTTCTTGGAAGCCCAGATCAATATGTCGGACAGTGAAGCGGACGCGATTCGGAATAACGTGGTGAAGGAGTTGCCCGGAGTGTGGGGCGCCCTCAGAGAAATCTACAGGGATCGTACTCTGAATAAGAATTTGGTGCAGCGCACAGACCCTGTAACTGGGAAATTCGAAGCTGATATATTTGGTCACTCGATGATTGGCATCGTGAAGCGGTATGAGGCCGCGGGGGTTCCAAGTGGCTGGATGAGCTATTATGAACGTGCGGCTGATCAAGCCAAGGATCTCGATGCGCAGATTAACAATCTGAAAGATCGGGCCAGCTTCCGTAAGTATGCGCATAATGCGAAGCGTTGGATTGAAGACTATAATACGATTGCGGAAAACGCAATCCGATTAAGCACGTTCAAGGCGCTCGTCGAGATAAAGAATAGCAGGGGCAACCAAGCTGTTAGCGATGCGCGAGCTGCGGAGATTGCCAAGGACTTGACGGTGAACTTCGACAGACGCGGCTCGGGTGGTGTGGCGATCAACTCTCTGTTCATGTTTGCTAACGCCGGCATTCAGGGTAGTGCCAGGCTGCTGCACGCAATGATTAAGAATCGGAAGGTGCAGAAGATTGCCCTCGGCATCGTGGCATTCAGCGCTTTGGTGGACATGCTCAATGCCGCGAGCAGTGATGATTGGGACAAGATTCAAAAGGACACGAAGCGGCGGAACCTGATCTTTGCAAACCCGACGGGAGTTGGCCCTGAGTTTGTGAAGCTTCCTGCACCATGGGGTTACAATGTGTTGTGGCGGTTAGGGCAACAGCTCAGTATGATGTGGCGGCAGCCTCGCGGGTGGACAGCCGGAGGTGCGGCTGGGGACCTGGTACAGACTACGCTGGGCGCATTCAATCCGATCGAGGGTGGAACGCTGGCACAGATGATCACGCCGACCCTGTTGCGGCCTGCGATTGCAATCGCGGAGAACAAAGACTGGACAGGTGAGCGGCCGATGCGACCCTCGGTGTTTCCGGGAGAGGTCAAACCTGACAGTCAACTGTTCTGGGGCTCCACTAACCCAATCAGTAAAGCTGTGGCTGAGGGGCTTAACGCGCTGACAGGTGGCGACAAGGTTACACCTGGTTGGGCAAACTTTAGTCCTACGACGTTTGACGCTTGGGCAAGCCAAATTTTCGGGGCCACAGGAAAGCTGGTGGCGGACTCTGCTGGAATTGCGATTAATCTGACTGATCCCGCAAAGGAGTTTGAGCCGAGTAGGCTGCCGGTACTAAGGAAGTTCAGCACCGGGCCAAGCAGCGCAATGGACTCTGCAATGTACCATGACAGAGTCAGCCAGGTAATGACACTAGAGCATCGACTCAAAGCTTATACTGAGGGGCCGTATGCAGATAGGGAAAAGGCGCGTGAAGTACGCGCTGAAAGCGCCGCACTGCTGGGACTAGTGCCTCATGCTAAAGAGGCGGAGAAGCAGTTGAGGAGTTTGCGAAAGCGAAGCACACTTGCACAGAGCCAAGGGCGAGGGGAACAGGCGGCTGTGCTGCGCGGGCAAATGAAGCAGATCATGCAGCGGTTTAATGGGAGCTTCGACAAGCGAGTTCAATAATGCCCAGGCAACGCGGAGCGGATTCGTAGTCTGCTCTGCCGCGGCCTGGGTACAAAGCACCACTGCGGGCGGGCTCAGGTTGACAATGTTTGGGTTTTGGAGGTTGAGCCCCGAGAGGGGCTCTTTTTTGCGCGGCTTAGTAGTCTGGAGTGCCGTCACGATTGACGTGTTTTGGGAAGTTAGAAACCCGTGAGAGCTTCTCTTCAAGTTCCAGCACGCGCTGTTTGCTAGTGTTCAGCGCTGCTTGAAGTTTGGTCTGCGCTGCTTGCATTTCGTGGTACTCTTTTGCGTCAGCTCGCCGTCCTTCACTCATCATACCGACCACGTTGCGAAGGCAGATAAGCTCGCGTTCTCGATCCAACCAACGGGATAGGTGTTGCCAAAAGCTGGTTGCGTAGGTGGAATAGTCTTTGGGGCCGTAGGTGTTCATTCTGAGTCCTCATCATCTGGTGGTGGTTTCTTGGGCACAGGTGCAGGCCGTGGCTGGTTGGTGCGGTCGACGGTTGGCATCTTTAAGAATCCAGCCAAGACTAGCAGTTAGGGTTATGACTATGAAGGCAACAATGAAGTCGCCTAGTTTACGCTTCATCTAAAGCAACTCCTAAAACGTTGCTATCAAGACATACGATTACCTTGAGCATCAAAACTTAGTGCTGTTAGAATCTCTGTTCTAACTCGGCTAAAGTGTGTTGGGTCTTCTTCTGGTGGGTGGGCACAATAGAACAAAGTTTGTCCTATTGCTCCTGTATGTAGTGATAATCGAACGAACTTAATACTGCGCATATACTGCCAAAACTGCGCAGTGCTGCACGGCTTGTACCACGGGATTTTAGTGCTCATTTTAATCCTTTTGCTGCCGTGGTTGCCGGGTCATTATTGTACTGACCACGGACTGCGTAGCTGGCCTCCGAAGGAACTGGTGTACCTGACCAGAGTACGACTTGGCCGATTTTCATCCCAGGCCGCAGCAGCAGTCTATGATAACGACTCTCGTTTTTAAGCTCAAGCGTTAGCACGCTGCCATTCCACCCAGGATCGCACCAGCCAGCTAGAAGGTGGCCCAGCGCATTCCGCGCCAGGGTGGACTTGAGTTTGTACTCGGCTGCGATAGCCGGACAAAAGTAAAGCTTGGTTTGACGAACATCGTCAGGAGACACTTCTGGCTCTTGTCCCGCGGGTAAGTTAAACACCTGCTCGCTGGAGGCGAGCACGAACTCGCCCGGTTCGAGCACGTAGCCAGACTCGTCCATGACGAACTCGTGAGTGTGAATGGACTGCTTTGCGGCAAGGTCGATCGGGTCTAGCCAATAATTATTGGCAAAGTTTGCTGGTGTTTCTCTGTGAAGCACTGCACCAAGGGTGAGGTCGATTGACGCTGCGTTGATGTGTTCCGGCTTGACACCTGTCAGGATGCCACCGGCGACGAGGGAGATCAGATCGGTGTAGGTGAGAAGGCTCATGAGTGAGCTCCGGGGTTGTACATGTTAGAAATGATTTGCTCGATTAGCATCTGCGCTTCTCGCAATTGCTGCGAGCTAATTAAGCGTGACAACTTGTAGAGGTCTGTGCGAAACTCACCAAAGACACCCTCAAGAATCTCACGCTTGCCGCGTTTGATGGCCTCGTCAATACCAGATGTATCACCCTCAAGTACTGCAATTGACACACTAAACTGAGCACAAAGGTTGTAGATACGGCGATATGATCCGGTGATTGTGTCTTCTGTCCATTGCTCATTGATAGTAACAGGACATAGCTCATAGCTTGGGCAGAGTTTGTTTGTTGGGACTGTGAATAGGGAGTTGGCTAGTTTGCTCATTGTGAGAACCTATTGATGAAATCGGTTTTGGAAATGGCGTAGCCCCAACCGGAGCCCACGCCGCGAACAGGTGTTAGTTAATCATGGCGCAGAATCCGCATTTAATAGATTAGTTATTTTACCCTTGGTTCTATTATTACGAAGTAAGGCAGCTTTTACTTCTTCTGGTAAACACCCGAAGAGATTTTTAGCTCTTAGATTTTCTATTTGCATTCTTTTTGCTGCAATACTCAATCCTTGTAATCTAAGTTGTTCTATCTCATCCTGCATAAATTGTTGATATTGTGTGTTTAGATAATCGAATGCGGTAGCACAATCATTGATTTGCTCATCATCTAGTGCTGTGATTTTTGTAGTACCATAGGTTTGAATAAGGTACTCTTTAAGCAGCAGTGATTTTATATCTGCTTGCTCAAAACAGCAAGTATAAATATACTGACGTTTTCTTCGTATTTCTGTACTGGCCGCATAACCAGAAGGGGCTTCTTCTTTATGTTGTTTTGTAACATTCGCCTTACACTTTGGGCATTCCCAAACTTTATCATTATTGGAATATCTAGCCCTAAGTTCCTCATTAAGGATTGTGTTACAGTATGGACAGTTTTCGTAATCACTCATCATTATCCCCAATATCAGTGTCGGGCTCTAACTCAACGGCGACTTGTTTGAATGGATGCTCTGCTGGTAGCGAATCCCAATACTTTTCTTTCTCTTTCGCTCCACCATACCAAGCGAACAGTGGGTGAATAAGCCAAGCTGAGTTAGGTGCCTTCGGATTTGGAACTAGAATGCCAATGTCTCGAAGCAGTTTCAAATGTCTGCTTACTGTCGGCACGGACACATTCAGCTCCTTTGCCAAAGCTCCTTGAATAAACAGTACTTCGTTCCTGTGCTTAACATCCCATCGAAGTACTGAGGCTGTACGAAACGCCTCTGGTGCCTTGTCGTTAATAACCTTTTCGATCTTGTGATACACTATTGAATACCTTCCGAAAAATACTACTTTGCGTCTGGCCTGTAAGCACAGACCTTCTGTGAGGAATATAACATCCTCGTCTTGTAGGTTTAAGAATCGACTCATTGGGACCTTGGTGTTGCATCCAACATAGGGTAGTCTATCATGGGTGAAAGGCTTTCGTCAAGGAGGGGTCGAACTTGCATAGGTGGAAGTCCGAAAATCGCCTAACCCTTTGATTTAATTAAGGAATTAGGCACTTGGCACGGAACATGCTACCTTAAGGAATAAGAGGGTCGATCCGTGACCCCACCCAGGCCACCCACCAACCCCTGTAAGCGGTCCTGCGCGGGGTCATAGTCCGTCTACCCAACCATGGCCCCGTGCGGCCTAGTCACCCACCCAACTGTGTGGCGTACCATCCACCTGCTCACCATAGTTAAGCCTGACCTCCTTGTCAACATCCTCGTCCGAGAAGTAGTTGCGACAGAAGAACATCGGCTGGCCGGGTGCGGTAGTCACTGTTACGCGGCGCGCGTCAGCATACAGGCACGAGAGCGCCTTTCTTGTGAGAAAGACTTGATTGCCACGCACAACAAAGTACCCGCCAACATCGTCTGGTGCGGTACCGTTACGTCCGGAGATCATGACGTGGAGCATCATGTCGCCGTTCCAGGCTGACAGCGGTGCTCCCTGATCAAGCTCGTCAATCAGCGCCAGCAGCTTGGCGATCTGCGCTTTGGTGTCGGCTGAGCCCGTGAAAATGTAGGGTGCTTTCATTTGCCAGTCTCGACTTTCTGCTCAATCGTGTGTACCAACCCGCCGCACTTCAGGCACTTGTAGCGACGGAGCCTACCCTCTCGCGCGGGACGCGAGTCCATGCACTTCAGCTTCGGACTACCGCAGTCGTTGCAGGTTAGCCGCGGTGCAACAGACGCTGAGACATAGCCGCGATTATAAGGAGCTCGCTGCTTGGGCGTGGAGTTGGCCCTCCGCGCCTTTGTAACAGGGCGCCCCTCAGTCGGACTACTCACAGGGGCTACAGGACCAGCATCTTGGGGCGCGGTACTTGAGCCGCTGCCTACGAGCACCTCATCCTCTGTGTTGCGCATTCCCCCTGGTGGCACGTAGTCTCGTTCGGGTCGGCCGCGCCAGCGTGAGCCAACAATGGTGTCGTCAAACATCACGAGGCTCCTGTGCACCTATGGCGTGCAATACCCTAGTTTGCATATCCGTAAGTCCATTATTCTCTGCCGCCGTTAACGCAGCTACCACAGTACTGATACCATGCTGGTATATTTCCTGCGAGGCTGGATCACGATGCCCGCCACCATAGTCTGTGCAGCCACAGGCAATGCGCAGCGCGTCATGGAAAGTAAGCTTTTGTTGGGCGTCCTCTTGTCCCGCCATCCAGACTGCGGTCACCAACCAGAGCAGATCGCGCTCCTGCCTGACCGTCAGTGCCGCGTCGCGGCTGAATGCTGTCGCGGCTGCATCAAGGTCCAGCACACGTTCCGGCGAGGGCACTGCTTCAAGCGGATCAAGGTCGTTGATGTTGGTCATTTCATTCTCCTCTCAATGTGTTCGGCTGCTTGGCAGCAAGCGAAGGCCGCGGCACGGTGACCATGCGCAAGACAGTGCCTTGCGCGTATGACGTGAATCAGGGCTCTTGTTGTTTGCTGCTCTACTGTCGCACTGCGATCTCCAACATGGCCGCGGTTTCGCGGACGAGCAACCCACAGTGCTGTAAGCAGTACGGCAATTGCGCTAATCAGCATTGCGAGCCTCTTTGATGATTGGCCATTTGAGGTTGTCCTGTTTGCGAAACTGGAGGTCTTCTTTGAGATACTCAATACGGCGACGGGTGTCACATGGCGCACTGCGCTGCGGGCCTAGGGCTTTATCGAGGTTGGTTTCCTGTGCTGCGCGAACTCGCTGAGACTTATTTTGGTACATTATGTTCACCCCAAGTAGAATCATTAGTATATAGGTTATATTCATGAGTCTTTTTCTTAAAGAGAGCATCGTGCGCTAATGCCCATGGGCGCTCATTTGCATCTTTCCGAGGCTCTTGATGGAAGTGGATACCTCCCCAAGTAAGCGGCTCAAACAGCCAATGTTGTCGGTCCTCACCCCACCACCTATATCTGCATTCGTCTGCGTAGTAAGATAATGCTTTTTCAAGCTCAGCACATCTTGCTGGCAAGCCCCCAGCTGAAACTTGTGCATCAAGCACATCTGCTAAAGCATGCAGTTCTCGCAAGGCGTGCTTGCAGCGGACCTCAAAAGAGCCGCCTGTCCCAGCAGGTACATATTTTTCTATTTCTTCAAGCGTAGGCCAGTTTTTACGGTTTACGGTGTTGTCAGAATTACGTTTCATTGAAGATCCTCCCAAATTTTGGTAAGGTCAGGCAATGCCGTGCGAAGCAGCGTCAGCACGGCTTGCGCGTACTGTTGCGTCTCCCACTGTGCGTGCGGGTGCAGGCGCAACTTCAGCATGTGGAAGAGGTTGTGGAGGTTTTGCTTCCACAGCCACTGCGTGTAGTGGTTGACGTGGAGGAAGTTGCGAGCGACCTCGGGGGCGATCCCATCACGGAGAGCATTCTGATAGTGGTGATAACTTTCAGCACAGGATTTGTTAAGCGTATGCTGAAACACCGCGATTGTTGCAGGTTCAATAGGTTCTCCTCTACCTTGTTTGTTGGTTGCTGCTTTGCCACCGACTTGAGCATCTGCTGGAATGTACCACTCCTCCGGCAGCGCCACATACCGTGCACTGACTTCATTGATGCTCACAGTCCTGTGCCGCACCAGTTGCCGCGCTACAAAGATGGGCAGCTTCATTTCCCACCACGTCTCGATCATCTCGATTGGCGTTGTATGGTGGTTGCGCAGCAAGTACTCGACGAGTTGCAGGTCCTGCTCGCGGGTACGGCCCGAGTCGCGTTGGCCGAAGCTCATCCGAGCGCTGTTCGCGGGGTCGGTGTCATCGGCATCAAATTCACTAAAGTGGCTAGAAACATCATCCCATTTTCCTGCTCGTCTCGTTGGCCCCGCCACGTTCAACAGCCGCACCCACCCATGATCTAATACTCTGATCTCATTCATCGTTGCGCTTCCAGAGTTGTTCATCTTCACGAACTTGTTCATCGTCTCTCAGCACCAACCGTCGTATGCAGGTTTCATCTTGTGGGGTTGAGTGCGCTCTACAAAATTCCGCATTTGGAATCTTATCTTTAATAGCAAGGGAGACAAAAAGGACACACGGAAGTGCAAACTCTCTGTTGCTCCCGCACCAGATTTCACAAGGTGTCAACGGGTATGTAGTCATCAATAGTCTCCACAATAACGGTGCCATATGCTTCTTCGTCACGCAGCTGAAGCGCAACAGTTTGTTCTGGTGTCAGCTGCAGTTCCACAGTTCTATAAGTCGTATTTCCTCCAGCATGAATTACATGACCGTAGTATTGAGTAACCACGGTGACGTTAATCTGTTTCAATTGGTATGTAGTCATCAGTCATCTCCGCATGTGAGCATGGAATGTTTGGGCATTGCCAAAGAGGCCGAAGGGTCATCGCATGGTGGATGTTATCCTCTGTTGTGGATTGTGAATTGCGTAGCTTCCAGTGCTTGCATTGCTCCCGCACCTGGCAGGTGTTGTCACGACAGCTAATTTTAGTCACTTTGCATCTCTTGCTGCTTGTAGTTCGATTGCGCGAAGCACGGCGTCACGCGCCTCAGTCAGGTCTTGGATCGCATCGCCTTTTTCGCGAAGGCCAGCTTGCAACAGCTTCTTGATTGCGTGCTGTCGCGCAGGACAGCGCACGTCAAATGCTTCCAGCACCGCATAGATGTCAATACGGTCGTCGGTTGTGAGTTGCACGGATCGAAGGTACTTCGAGCCGCTGTGGGTAAAGGGTGGAAAGCTGGCAACGACAGATTCTTCTGCTCTACAAGCCGGATCATTCATATGCTCACCTGTACAACATAGGTCCGCGGCACAACAGGCACTGCGGGTTGATCGTTTATTTTGATCTGCTTCACAATAAGCAGACCGCTTTGAATCAGTTCTTTCATTAGCGCCTCTTTCTCGTGGATCGGATGGGTCTTAGCAATTTCCATTGCCAGGGTCATATGACGGATTTCATAGTGCGACAGCCTTTCTACTCCGTTCTCTTTCACTATGATGGGTGTTGCCATTTGCTCTACAATTTGATGGAACCTATCATAGCTGGCACTGTAGCCGCGACTACTGACAACCCCATCGAACAGATTGGGTAGTTTCTTTTCGTAGTCTCGCATGATCTGCAGTGCGCGTTCCGCGTGGCGAACCTCTAGCACACGATCGGAGCGCTCCGCGGCAGAGCAGATCATGGCGAATTTTTGAATATGCAGAATGCGACGCTCGTTGTAGCCAGCCCACTTAGAACCAGGGACTTCGTGTGGGCGGTCCGCCTCAAAGTCATTGAACCACTCCCCTACAGCGTGCGTGAGTCTGAAAGGCCCACTCATAAGCGTCACGTCTTGCATGTCAGCAAGAATCTTGGCGCGGAGTTCCTTGCGATCAGTCTCGTGGCCCGCGGGGACTTCGATGTTGAATAGACGGCGAGTTATTTTCTGCGAAGCCTGAAAGATATTTAACCGAGATGTGAAGCCCATATGAAAGGCTTTTTCTGGGAGTACCTCAAAGAGTGTCGCGGGTTGGTTACCCACCAGCATCGAGACATGAGGATTTGGGATCATTACCTCTTGGCCGCGGATGCGATCGGAGGCCATTGGCGAACAATTGTACAACTCATTAAGCACCCCGATCAGCGTCTGGTTGTAGTCAACCATAATCGTGCTCATCTCTGCGACGTGGAATGTCAGCGAGCGGAAGCTGTGAATGCGGCTCTCGTAGCGGAAGGTTTGCTCACTATCGGACGAGCCGAGAATATCGTAGATTGCCTTGGGGCTGACGCTTGTGCCACTAAACGAGACGATGTGGCGCTGGGTACCGACGAACTCTTGGAGTTCGACAAGAAGCTGGGTGCAGTACTTGATGATGTTGTCCTTCCCAACTCCCGGCGATGCCACCAGCAGCACATAAAGATTCGGATATGCTCTTGGAAGCTCTGCCTCTGTGTCGATCCAGCATCGCCGCCCGAGAAGAGAGCTTATTATGCTTAGCATTCCTGCCACTTTGAAGTTAGGCGGAGCGGGCATCCGCTCCATGAGAGCGAGCCCGGCGTCGATGAGGTCTGGTGTGGCACGAGCCATGTTAAAATCAACCTAATACTTTTGCGAGAATAAGTCCTAGTAGAATACCAAAGGTGGTAAACATAATAGCAGCTAGAGATTCGTTACTCATTATGTTTCTCTTAAGATTCCCACTTTGGTGTAGTTAGAGTAAATTTAACTTCATGTTCTAAGTGTTCTTGTAGAAAAATCGTTAGGTCATCCTCAAGTTCAGAATAGAGTTCTATTTGCTCTCTATGAATAAACCCAACCCTTATGTCATCTTTACATGGTGAGCAAATTAAGTATATACCAGGTAAAGTCATTGTGCACCTCTCAAAAAAGCCAAGCTAAACGGATCACGTTGCCGCGTGCGCGAGTCGCTGCCACGCCAGACAACGAGGCCATCTGGATTCGCGTCATTGCTATGCCCCAGATTCCACCCTACTTGCATTTCCACAGGCACATACCAATCTCGCGTAGAGCCGTTAGGCGCAGTCAGCAAGAAGTGCTGTTCCATAATCTTGGTCATTGCAGCGGTGACAAGGACTTCGTCTTCTATGCGGTAGCGCACACCGATTTCGTCATGTTTCTGCAAGAACAAATCCACTGGAAGTTCTCCGCGCAGCGCGGCTTTGTGAATCTGCAAAAGCCCGAGGTTTGTGTAGTCCGCGGCTGGACTCTGCCCATCGTGGGCGATTGCCTCACGAATCGTCGAGTCATCAGATGGCCTGCCGAAGAATCTGCGCGGGCGACCGAAGATTGTGGAGTACTCTTGGTTGACTTGTACCTGCTCAATGATCCAGGCGTGCCAGAGCCCAATCTCAGGAAACATTGCGTCATTAACTTCATAGTAATGCTCAACATATTGTAATGGAATATGTGAGCGTTTAGACACTTCTTTAGCCTTACCCCAGTAATTTTTGGCATGTCCCATTGTCTTAGAGCAATCACGATAAGACTTACCGCGATAAAGTTCATGCTTAGCTAAAGCTTTAGCCGCCTTTATCATATCTTTTGGAAACGGGCCATGCTTAATTGTCCAGTCAATTGTAAAATCCTCTGGCCAAGGAAGATGATCCCAAGTAGTAGCGCAGGCTAGTGAGTGTAAGTCTCCACATTCTGTAGCTGCCATATAGCGGATTGCGCTGAACTGCATAAAGCATCGTGCCGCGACCATGCGAGATTCGATCTGCTCATAGTCTGGGGTCGCGGCTTTGTAGCCAGTGGGGGTTGTGAAGATGATTCGCAGTGGTGGCGTGACGTTCTGGCTGTTCCAGCCTCGATTGCCGAACGCAGACTTCTTGCTGCTTAGTCGTCCTGTTTCTGTGACAGCGCCAAAGGAACTATAGAACCATCCCACGTCTAGTTTGCAGTTGAGGAATTGAAGTGTCTTGGCTGCGTCGGCGTGAGCCGTGCAGAGGTTGATAAAAGGTAGCGCCCAATAAGCGGCTTCGCCTGTATCGTCTCCGGCTCTTGCCGCAAGTTTCTCAAGGCAATCACGATCCACGCCGGGGGTATATTCGTTGCTGGCAGAGCGAGTGCGAATTTCCTTGAGTCCTTTGGTACGCCCCCAAGGTGGGAGAAAGTCTGGATAGTCATTAGCAGAAATCTCGTTCGTGTCGATGCCGAAGAAGTGGTACAGCAATCGCATCTTTTGTGCGGAGCTGTTTGGATTGAATGGCGCGCTTAAATCCTTTAGGCTTTTTTGGAATCGCTCGGTTGCTTCGGCGCCTGCGGCCTGTTTCCATGCTTTGCGCTCTGCAAGTGAGGCAGAAGTCCAGTCAGCCCAAGTGCACGGCAATTGGCCTGCTGCCAAATTCGTAGCATTGCTAAAGCGAATTGTGTTGATGTTTCGGTAGAACTCATAGTAGCCGATGGCCTCACAAAGTTGGTGGATGAGACCCTCAAGCCGCGCCTTTTCGGCTTGCGTTGTATGAACAAGCTCGTCTCGCTTCTGCGTATCAACAGAGATTCCCGCAAATGCCATTTGCAGTAAGGCGGACTGCAAATCCATCTCGAACTCATAGATGCGTAGGTGGTCTGGGCGCATCTCAGAGCGAAGGCCATCGCGGATTTCCTGGAGCGTGAGTACGTCCATCGCATTGTATAATGCGAGCTGGCCAAGTGTGTCAGTAGGCCGCGGGTCTGTGGTGCGGATGATGCGCATTAGAGCGTACCAATATCTTCTGTTTTTGTAATTGTATGATTCCAAGCAACCAGTAATTGAAAGCGTCTGTTGAGGATATCGTCAGCCACTCTAATCATATCGATAGTAAGCTGTTCAACTTCAGGTTGCAATCTTGCACGCAACTCTTGCTCAACCTCCGCAAGTTTCTCTGCGACAATCTTGTCAAGGACAGCTTTACGAACTTGACGAACGAGCCGCTTTTGGAGGAAAGCAAGAACGTTTTCTGGGATTGGGGTTGGTAATATTTTACTCATTATCTTTCCCGTGGTCTTTTCTGATGTTCTTCCAGGATGCCTCATCGAGAAAGAGGGCACCCAGATCATAAAGGCTCTTGCCCATCTCAGGCCAGAGCGCGTGAGCCATTTGCATTGTATCGTCAACGTAGTTGGTCACAACAATGCCAAGTTCCTTTGCCATCCAGAAGCAGTCATATTGGCAACCGTTCTGTCCAATCTTGGGTACTGGCGACTCGCAAACATGCTTGACGAACTTCCAGGCCGCGACTTCCGTCTTAGTGTCAGGCCACCAACTCTGGTAAGTCTTGCTATTACCTTGCCTGTGCTCGATGCAGAATGGAATATGTAGTGCATGGGTGCTGTCCGCGGCAAAACCAACCTCAGTCACTTGCTGTGCTTTAAGGGTTTCGATATCAAAGCCAAGCAGCTTGCTATATTTGCCATAGGCTCTCCACCACTGCCAGAGGTCAGCGATAGTGGGTTCGGTCCATATCTCACGCTCGACCAAGCGGGTCTCCGCAAATTCCATCTCACGCCGCGCCTTGTAAAGATCAAACAGCGTGGGCACACGGAGTGACCAGTTGCGAAGCACAGCCGCGGGGTGGTAAGTCGGCAGCGCCTTGCCCCATTGAGTCTGGTGCACAAAGCCGCGCAGCTTTCCTATACCAGCTCCCATTCCAAGCGCCCAAGTCGCTGTGGCCCCAAGGGGGACAATGAGATTGGGACGTAGACGCAGCAGATCATTGTGGAGTTGCTGAACGTCGTGAGCTCGCTCTGCGAGAACCCATTTTGTAGAGCTTCCGAAACGTCGGCTAGGGATTCCTGTATCAATGTTATCGCGTCGAGTACCGTAGTAGGATTCAATGTTGTTCTCGGCCGGGCGGGAGTTGAAGACGTTGAGTAGGGTGATGTCAGTGTGGGACCAAGCGAAGTGGAGGGAGATTGGGGAGACGTAGTTGTTGCGAAGAGGTGCGATTGGGAAGCGAGCGTCAGATAGGAGTCGGTAGAGTTCCTGTCCCGCAGGACCGACGAACGGAGTACCGATTCGGGCCTCGTGCTCGCCGTGGGCTTCACCGATAAGGACGATTTTGGTATTAGTACTCATTACAGATAGAATCTATGCCAGTTAGCTCTGAATTTCTTATGCTGTAACTTACCTTCTGTAGCTAAACGAAAACAAATATTGCCAAATTTTGATGGGCGGAAAGGGTTTACGTCAACAAGTTGATTAGCCTTTACTATGGTTAGGACTTGTTCGTCTGTCCAACTCTTTTCTTTCTTTGGCTTAGCCATAATAATTACCTTTGATTAGACAATCATTCTTACAGCTTTAACAAGCTTCCGTCACACCCACGATTCAGGAACGGAAACTCGTTCTGATCCCGCACTCGAGTCTCCAAGGGATGCCGTCTATACTCTTGCCCGCACAGCTCACAATGAGCGCGACCATCTACACGGAGCACAACAGTGGTCTCTTCGAGCGGCGTAGTCCAGTCGTGGGTGGCCTGAAAGTGGGTCATTTGCTGGCACTCGAATGCGTCTTGGGCTTCTTGAAGTTCGGTCATATAAAGTTCTCCATCGCAAGAATAATTGCTTCTTGTTGCGATGTTGCAGCATTTGCAATTTCAATTTCATATCTACCAGAAATTCGACGCATCACACCACTGTTAGTGATTTGCACCGGTGCTCGCTGGCCAACATTATGAATATGTCTTGGAATATCTCCAAGTGCCTTTGCCAGGACTACTGTTATTGCAGCTCGGTTAAAGGAGCTATATAAATCTGTGGTTGTGGTAAGTGTGAAAAGCGTTGTAACTTTATGCACTGTAGTCCTCCGCTCGAAACCCGAGAAACACCGGATGCCGCGGCGCCTCGAGCACGCCATGAGTCATTGACTTGTATTTTACAATCTTGCCGGGAAGCGACTTACGCATCGCCCACAGCAAGCACCGAGTCTGATCGTCAAAGCCGGTGCCGATCTTGAAGCGCGGACCTGTGCCTGTCAACCCTGTGTACTGAGTAGAGATACAAACGAGCGCCCCCAGCTTCCCACCAAGAATCTTTCCTGCCTGATGATGGCTACGCTTTTGCAGTCCCATCTGACTCACTTCAGGTTCGTTCTCGTTGTGCATTAATTCTTCCCAGCCGACCACGACTGCTTCCGCGTCCTGGAAGTTTTTAATCTTGAGCATCCATTGCTGGCGCACGGTACTGCGACCATACTTGTAGAGGCCGGCTGGGTCGCGGACGATGACGCCTTCAGCATTCAGTGATAGCTTACGCTCTATGTAACTATCAAGTGCCAATGCAAATTCAAGTGTACATTGTGAATGCCAGATAAGATTGACGTTATCTCCGCAGTCAGGGAGCTTTTTTCCGTACAAAGAAAAAAGCCGTGAACTGAATGGAAGATTTGGCTCGTCGAACCGATCGAAGATATGAAAGGCGAAGCTTGGCTCGCCACCAAAGCTCGCGAACGCGGAGCTAGTCTCATTGAACTTCTCGCTCGCAATTAACTCCCCATCACACCCAGCCAGCTCTGGCCTGTCCAGCATCCGTTGCACGTAGCGGTTTGAAATGGGCTTGTTCGATGCGCTGAGCGCAATGCAGTGCTGGGCCGCGTCAAAGTAGGGGCGATGCTTGGGCTCACAGGGGATGTTGGCTCGCGCCCAGTTGATGTCAGCCACGAGGCAGCGCCACCCGTCAATTTTCTCAGATGCGATCAGCGGGTAGCGCAGCTTGGACAAGTCCGCGGGAGCAAGCTCACCTTTCATGGGACGGAATGCTGGCATGGTTAGCTCCAGTCTGTGTCTTTGAGAACAAGTTCGTGATTCTCGTAACGTACATTAGTTACCAGACCAGATTGCTCAGATTCCCCATAAGTATGTTCCATATATCCTGGAAGAAAACGAACAGGTGCTTCGTCTGGAATATTCAAATGTGTTGCAATTTTCTTTATGTCTCCCCAAGTAAACTTTGCTTTAGTCATCTCAGCACTCCTGCATTACACAATAGATTTGGAAGCACGCCACGCAGTCCGCATTCGCAGAATGGTGATTGTCGAGCTCTTCGCCCATGAAGAACTTGTAAGTCTCTTTCAGATTCGGATACTTCTTTGTGCCTTTGACGGTGCGTGCATCGACGCGCTCCTTGTTTCCTTTCATGGTACAAACGCCTGATGACTCGAGCCAAGCAGCAAGCAACGCGGCTTCGCCAGGATAGTATCGCGCAATGGCAATGGCAATAAGCTGTCGATCGAAGTCTAAGTTGTGAGCGACTAGCGTCGCGGGACTGTTTGCTGCTTGCCCGTACCAGAGGTGAAGCAGCTCATCGAGCACTTCCTTTTCGGTGCGTCCGTATACGCTGCACTGCGCAACGGTTAGCTGGTGCACTCGAAACGCGCCGTCGTTGCTCGTCTCCGAGTCGTCCCACTCCCAGCCTTGTGGCACTACCATCTTGCTCATGCTTTGAGCAATGCGGCCCGAGGACTCGACTTGGAGCGCAGAACAGCTCACCAGGTGTGGCTGGGATGGATGGTTGAGGGGTTGCGACTTGGATGGCAGACCAGTAGTTTCGGTGTCGAATGGGAGAATCATAAGAGCGCCTCCCGTAAGGCAGCAAAAAGACTAGAGAGGAAAACACGAACTTCTGCGCTAGCAGAAGTAGGAGGATTTTGCACAAATGCTTTAAGCATTTCCGCCTCCTCTTCCGATAGCTTTAGAACAATAGTTTTTGTAGTTGCTACACCGATATTCATTTCATTGCCTCATTAAACATCTTGACAGCGCTCGCGCGCATTTCTGGGTCGAGCTCTAAGCCAAGCACCTGCTTAGCACCCAGCTTGTGAGCGGTCAGCACACTGCTACCAGACCCGCATGTCGGATCAAGCATAAGCGTGGACGAATCTACAAACATCTCAAAGAAGTGGGCCAACACTGCCGCGTGCTTTTGTGAGCGATGTACTTTGTCATCGCTGTTCCGTGGATAAGCGAAGCTGGCGGCCTTGCCTTTGGCAAGGAAGCGGTCGCCGAGCGTGATGTGCAGGGCAATCTCATAGCTGCGGCGTGGTGCACGTTTAGGATCTGGCATGAGGCTGGAGTTGTCAGAGCAATGCCAGATAAGAAACACGCTGGAGATGTTGGCGTCGGGCCACGAGGCTAAGATTACTTGCCGTGTCGCGTCCAGCATTGAGGTCGAAGGAGTGCTCAATTTGCTCATACCAATGCTGAGCCAGAACATGATATGCGCAGAGTCTGCGAGCAGTGTCTTGCGATTACGCAGCAGCGTAGCAAGCAATGCCCAATAGACTTCCTCCCCATCATCGTACTCACCCACCTGGCGTGTGGCCGCAGAGGTATTTTGTCCCACACTTTGATTGAACTCAACCCCGTATGGGAAGTCGCAGTGCACGAAGTTGAACTGTGGTCCTCTGTAAGCCGCAGCCCACTCATGAAAGTTCGCGCAGAGAATGCTGCGCTCGCCAAGAGACTCAGTCGTCGACTTAAGAAGCTCTGTTGCGGGCTTGACCTTAGTCGGATCAACCTGGACGCGGAGACCCCCAATACAGGACTGTGTAGTCTCTCCGTGCCTTGTCGCCACAGTCTCAACTGCGTTGGCCGCGCTTCGTGCAGAGGCCGAATCTTTGATTGCCGCTGCCGCGCGTTCACGTACCACGGGGTCGGTAATGTTGGCAAGCTTGCGCTGAGGGGCAAGCAGCTCGCTTAGATAGCCTTTGCTGATGCCAAGGATTCGTGCGGTGTCAGTGTCAGTCCAGATTTCACTGCGGGTCTGTGCTGCTCGTATTGCGTTGCGGTGAATTGCAGTACAAGCGGCGGCCTTCTCTTGCCAATTCAGGTCGTCACGGCAAGCATTTTCGAGGAACTCAAGTGCTTCCGCGCTAAGCGCACTGGTGCCTTTGACAAGGCGTGTTGGGAGTTTTGTCCAATCGTCGTACTGCGGATGCCGAGCAAGAGCAACGCGGAGTGCGGCAAGCTCTTCGGCTGTGTAGCTGAGCAGCAGCGGATGCTCTTGCTCATTATGCACTGCACAGCAGAGCAATCCCGCGTGGTAGCGTCGGCCTCCAAAGAGAAGCTCGTTGGACTCCTCTTTGAGTCCGATGTTCTGAATCAGGCCGTGTTCCGCGATGGAGAAGGCAAGAGGGAGCAGGGTCTTGGGGTCTATTTGCTGGCGTTGGCGCTCGGCTGGGAACGTGATGTCTGTGAGGGGGATGAGGCGGATACGGTTTTCGATCTGAGTGCTCATACACTTTTCACCCATGCAATTGCTGCATCTATCATTGCATCGTGCTCTTCAAGTGTTTTGAGGATTTCTGCTGAAGTATTCTCATTTTCACGTGGTTGGTGCATTTGTTCTGTGGTTAATTTGGAGAATGCTTTACGGGCTCGTGTTGTATCGTTGCCCTTTATCGCAGTAAGAGTACCAATAATGAATTCTTGAGGCGTCATGATTACTCCAGTTGAATAGGCTCTGAGACAAAGCGTATTCCTATTGGTGCTAGTAGCAGGAGTCGAACCTGCATCGAGCCCTTATAAGGGGCTTGCTCTACCATTGAGCTATACTAGCGAGGTGCCCAGTCTATTCGGCAAACTCCCACTGGGCTAGGAGTGGGCGCCTTAAGTTCTTAGTAGAACTCAAATCTGCCTTATTGAGGAGCCATCCCTGGCTGGAGACACAACCCTACGCGACGCTGGTCACTGTGTGAACCTTGGTGCTCTTGCGTTCGATACCATCCTTACCAGTAGAGCTCTCGGTGATGATCTCGATAACCGCGTAGGCGTCAATCGTGGCAGCGACGGTGGCCATGAGCGATGCGGCTTCTGCAGGATTCTCGGGTAGTTCAATTGGCACCATTGCGTCGGGCCGCTGTGATAGCTTGCTGACAAAGCCACCAAGCGTACCGTCCTGGCGCACCTCGATGAAGCGTGGAAACTCATCCGCGAAGGCGATGAACTGCGAGAAGTTCTCGTTGGTCTCGATTAGCGGGAAAGTTGCCGCGTCACCGATGCCAGCAATGGCAAGGACTTTGTCTGGGCCGATGGTGGGGATTGCCATCTTGCGATAACCCGCGGGCGGCTCATAACCCTGCCAGTCGCCGAAGGCATCGAGCTGGGCACGGATGTGAGCGTCCTTGTCATCGTCCTTAGTTTGGAACACATCGACAATTCGAAAGCGAGCTGCGTAGCATTCAAACGCAGTCGGGACTTGGCGCTTAGAGCCGTCGCCGACACCCCAGAAGCGGTGGTAGATGTCGGCATCTTTGATTTTTGCGAGGTAGAGTCCCTCAGGAAAATACTTCTGGACAGCGTGATCGGTGCCGGTGGGGGCAGAGCGAAGCAGATCGGTGAAAGACATGAGGAGTCTCCTAAAGTTTGCGCAGGATGTACTTGTAGTTAATGCCGTCTGACAGAGTATCCGTCTCATCAACGACTTGAACGATGTCGAACTTTTCCATTGAGTCTACCAGAACGAAGTCGCCTTTTACAAGGCTATCCGCAAGTTCGTCATCACAAAGGAAAGTGTAGAGTTTCGCAGCACGTTTGCCATAACGGCAACGAATCTTGCGATACTCTTGTTGCTTTTTCAGCGCCATGTAGGCGGCTCCTGGTTAGTAGCGCGTATGCGCTGGGTGGGGTTAAAGGTTGTGGGGCGGACTATGGCCCCGCTAAGGTTACTTTCCTAGTGCAAAGTATTCCACGAGTCCGCGGTCTAGCCCATAGGACGATTGAGCAAGCGCAAAGAAAGGTGTCTTAGGCACAATTCCGCGACCTGGCGTAAGCCTGATCACACGCTCGTGGTTCTTGTTTGTTGCCAGGTAAAGCAGGTGGTTGAACGTGGTAGGTATATCGACACGACCGGCTCGTCCGAAGGACTGCGGCAGCATTAGAGTATCGACAATCTGATCCACAAACTTCATCTCACCAGTGACTTGATCCTTCTCAGGAGTCTCCGACATCTTCTTGACTTCCAGGGTGTCTTGGTGAGCGGTCAAGATCAGTGCGCAATCAAGCGCACTCAACGCTCCGAGTGCATTGGAAATCTCGGCTTGTGCAGGTGCGTAGTCAATGTAGAACTCCGGCCGCACATTAAGCCGAGCAGCCATGCTCATTGTGTAATGAGCGATGGACTTAGCCAAATGCGTGAACGAGTCTACGACAACGATGGAGTCCGGCGTCAGCTCTGAGTACCAACCGTCGAGGGCTTTCTTTGCGCGAATCCAAGAGTCCGCGGAGATCATCTCCGCCATCAGGTCGCCCTTTGCGTTGCGGCGAACCTTGGCTGGGTCGATGCAGTCCTCGAACTTGATGTTGGCAATGGCCGCGTCATACTGAGCTTGGGTGATTTTGGTCACATCCTTCTTGGCGGCGAGACGCGCGTCGAGCTGGAACTTAGCAAGTTCAGCAAATTTGCCGCGACCGTCGAAATTGAGCACATAGAGCTTACGACCGGACCAACCCGCGATGATATCAGGGATTGCCAGTGGCACTAGCGCGGAAGTCTTGCCGCCCCCGGAAACACTCATGAGAATAAGTTTGATTGGGACGGTTGGGGCGTTGAGGAGGGAGGCCATTACTTGTTCTCTTTTTTCGGTTGCTGAAACAATCTGCGAACCCAACCAGAAGAAACATTTAGCTTCCTTGCTATTTCTGGTTTTCCTAAACCTCTGTCTCGCAGGATGTAAGCCCTACGGAATAAGAAAGCGTAGCTGTCATTGGAGTTAGTTTGCTTTCGCATAGTAAAACTCTTGTTGGGTGACTCGGGCCGGACGCTACACCGGCTGACACGTCGCTCACTTCCCGATATTTTTACAGTGTGGCCCTTGGGACTAGCTGGGCTGTAGCACTAGCTACCTTACCGAGTCATTGACCTGGAGCCCTTGGCAGGAATCGAACCCGCGACTCGCTGCTTACAGGGCAGCTGTTCTACCAACTGAGCTACAAGGGCATTGATTGATTAATGGGTTGATTCGATGGGGTCATTATAGCCCCATCGGGGTCGGTTGTCAAGCGACTCAACAAACTATCGTGGTTTCCTCGGGTCCCAGACACCTTTCACAAAGTTCTGCTTCAACTGATAGTCCCATTCCTTTGGGCTCCGTGTGCAGGCACAGAGAAATTCACAACCCCTATATGCATGACATTCGTTGTCGCTTTCCCCAGGCCAATGAGCCATCTGCGCAGCACCCAGCGCCTTGATGCGCACGAGGGCCTCGAAGTCTTGCAAGAACTGATCCGCATCGGACTGCGTGTAGCGGAGCGGGAACCGCGAGTACCGATTGAAATTAACGCCGAGTTGCACGCCATCTACGACAACGCCTGACGGCGGCGCTGTGAATACGCTGTTAGGTTGTGAGGCAAGAATCTGTGCCGCGGTATAGTAGAGAAGGAATTGGTTGCTGGGTTGGAACTGTTTGATCCAGTCTTTGTCGAGAGAGTACTTGGAGGTTTTGTAATCGCAGACAAAGACCTCATCACCAAAGTGGACAACACGGTCGATGTGGCCAGACAAATAAATTGTCTGTTGCTTTCCTTGAAACTCAAGATCGAATATTGGGAGCATGAACGAAAGTTCTACTGCTGGTGTACCGTTTGGTAGCATCGCAGTCTTGAATGGATCGTTCTCATACTGGTCCAGATACCAGACAATCGCACGAATCAGGGTTTCCTTGGTCCGCGATGTATCACCCGCTGGAAGCTGCTCTCCCAGCAATGCCGCGAGCCGTGCGCAGCGGCGCAAGGCTACTTCGTGCTCGAGCCCATGCGCACAGCACTTGTGGTAGGTCTCAATGCAGGTGTGGAAGTTCGCGCCCCAGACCAATGGTGGTGGGCGCACTGGCCAATCCCACTGGTCGATCATCTTGAACTTGTACTTGCGAAGACAGGATCGAAGCAAGCCGAGGCTCACGCTGTCATAGACGAATTGGAAGTTCGTCCCAGGGACGAAGGATGAGTTTGGGCCTGCGCGGCGTTGTTCGACGAGCGGAACAACGAACTCGCGGTCAGCGGTTTCGCGGAGATCGTCAATCAGTGGCGCATAATAGTTCATACAACAATCTTCCGTGGCTTGACAGTGAAACCTGCCAAGACAGGCGCTTGCGCTTTACTGATCTTCCCACTGCTGACGCGCTCTTTTGAGCCACTAGCCTGCACAATATTCCATCGTACTCGCTGCGCTCGCAACCCCTCGACAAGGATTGTCATTTCAGGGGAGTCAGCGCGCAGCTCGGTTGCATGTTTACGCAACGTGTCAGTGAGTGTCTCGGCTCGTGCTGAGTGGTCCACCGGCGCTTGTTCCAGCAAGGAGGTTAAGTCTACCATTTGCCGGCCCTCTTTGCTTCGATTTCTTGAGTACCTTTCGTGATTGCCGCGCGGATTCCAGCGATGACAATATCTGGATCGAATTCCTGGGTCTCGTGACCAAGAACTACATGACTAACAAACTTCGTGAGAAGAACTCGAAGAATCTCTGACGCAGAGACGCTAAGCACACCACTTGCACAATAGAGTTGCAGCGCGTGCCATTCGTCTTTTGAAAGGCGGACCTTTAATTCTGCCATGTTTGGATTGGCCATACATACCTCGCAAAGAAAAGAACGTATAAGAGCGGACAGCACAATATGTTAATTAGAAGGTGCTCTAACTAACGACTATGTTGTCCGCTCTTATATGACCTCGTGAGAAAGCGAGGCACCCCGGAGGACGCCTCGCTCAGGCAGGTTAGACCTTGACGGTCAAGTCGAAGGCTTCGGGCTCGGCCGCGATAGCACGGCGACGGGCAAGCTGGCGAGCAGCCTCGTTGCGAGCATCCTGGACGATGGCAGACCACGAGGCGGGCTTGCCATCCTTGAACACCGGCTCGGCGGAGAAGTAGACGCTGACGACGCGGCCCTCAGCATCGACGAGATCGAAGTCCTCGCCTTCATAGGCCGCGGTGACGAACGCCTCGAAGTCCTCGAAGCTGAGGTTGTCCTTCTGGAGCAGGGGCTGCGGATTTCCTTCCTCGTCCTTCGGTGCATCCTTGTAGGTTCCTTCAGCCTCGGGCCGGGTCTGGACACGGACGATGGAGAAGACGACTTCGCCGTCCTGCTTGTAGTTGGCCAGAAGTCCACTGTTGAGCCGAGCGCGGAGCGTCTTGCGAATCTCGCTTAGGATAGTGCGTTGCTCGGTCGTCATGCCCTCTTCGGAGGTGGCACCACGAGTGCCCAGGAATGTGTAGCTGGCGACGAGATTGTCGATGGCGGCCTGATCGGGCAACGGACGCTTAGCCGCGGCCAGTCGCTTGACCATGGCGGTGATGTTGTTGTTCAGGTTCTGCGCAAGCAGACCTGAGTCAGCCTGGCGAGCAAAGCCCATCACGTCGATGCCAGCTTTCTCGAAGGCCTCCTTATTGAAAAACCAGTCGACGTTGGCCGCGAACACCTGAGGGATGGTGAAGTTGGTGTCAGGAGGTAGGATTTTCTTGGCGGGTGCAATCTCGCGCTTGTTGACGACAGCGATGTTGGAAAGGTTCATGGATGCTCCTAAAAGGTGTGGGGGCTGCGCGCCCCCATCACTGTTGATTGCGGCTCTGCCGCGGGACTGTTGGTGACGGCGGGTTGCCGCGTTAGTCACCATGGTGCGTACTATACCCCATTGGGGTCGGCTTGTCAAGCGGCTCTGGCTACTTTTTTACGCGAATGAATTTTTGCACGTCCAGCACCCGCAAACATTGACGGCCCTCATAGTTGATTAGCTGCACCAGGCGAACAGCAGGCCGCAATGGCAAGGCAATGCCCTGTCGTCCTTTGGCCTCACCCAGCATTCGCTGTCGCACGATGTAGAATTCTCGTGAGCAAAGCTCGTTGCCGAGTAAGTCCTCGTAGCGGATCGGAACTTCGTTTACTGATGCAAGTAGAATCAACTCGCGCACTGAGGGATCGTGCTCTGCGACACGAACGAAGGAAAGCTGCTGACCGTCGGGCACTGTTGTCAATCGCAATGCGTAGTACCAGAGGTTGCCGCGGCCATAGTCTGGATCGTCGGGATGCCCATGCAGAATGGAGTTCTGCTGTGCCGCGAAGCGGGCGCGAGCCCAAGCGCGGGTGAGCCAAGCAACATCGTGAGGCTGGAGCGCCGCTTCGATTGTTGCTTCGGCTGGGCCGGCGGCAAGATGTGCGAGCACCGCGTTGAGTAGATCACTGCGCATCGGTTAGACTCACAATTATCTGTGTTGCAGCTAGCACAGCTGTCTTGCGCTGCGCCTCTGTAATGTAAATTGGGGTGACTTGGTTGCCCTCTTTCTGAACCCAGAGACCAAGAACTAAGTCTGGCTGCTCTTTGCTCTGTACAGTGAAGCTAGAGACTACCTCGTACTCAGCTTTTGGCAACAGCGTGCCCTCAACGTCGTAGGCTTCAATCGTCATCTTCATACTGTTTCTCCCAATCTTCAAGTTCCCGTACAATGGAGTCGGCTTCACGTACGCGAGCAAGCTGCGCTTCGAGTACTTCGATTGCATAATTAATGTCGGCGCGAGCTTTGATAAGCTGTTCGCCTGGAGTGAAGCCTAGCCGATATGGATTAGCGTCACTAGGACTGAGGCAATAGATTACCTTTATGTCCCAGGAAACATCTTTCCAATTACTGAAAATGGAAGGAATTTTGTAGAGTTTGTACCAGGGATTATTCATAATTGCCTTCTCTTGCTTTATGGTACTTACTGGTAAGGTACTCATTCCAGTCCTCCCAAGTTTCGATGTCTTCGCGGCGGAACAGTGCATCACGGTAGCGTTGGGATTCTTGCTCAGAGGCGATCTCGTGTGCAATGTCTTCGGGGGTTGGGTAGGACATTAGAATTGTCCTGCTTTCACACGTTTTGTAATTATCTCACTAATTGTTAAGATACCT